TGTACTAAAATTTTGTGCATTACCAAAGTTTAATGATACTGAAGCTACACCATTAATAGCTGTTGCACAAACAACTGCTGCTGCACTTTTTGTTAATTGTAATTGTCCTTCTAATGAAGTATTACCTGATACTCTTACTGTTCCTAAGAAACCTGCTGCACCACTTACTGTTGCTGTAGATAGTAAATTAACAGCACCACCTACTGATACTGCTCCACCTACTGATAAAGCTCCTGCTACTGTTGCATGTCCACCTATATTTAAATCACCAGATACAGATGCATTACCTGCAACATCTAATGTACTTCCTAATGATACTGCACCTGTTATTGTTGCAGTTCCACCTATAGCAACATTACCACTTACTGATACATCATCTTCAAACTCTGCTTTACCTGTAATATTAGATGTACCACCTATTGAAACATTACTTGCTATTGTTAAAGTGCTTGCTAAATTAACTGCTCCTCCAACTGATAAAGCTCCTCCTATAGAAGCTGCTCCTGCTACAGTTGCTGTACCACCTATAAAAGCATTACCTGATATACAAACATCATTATCAAACTCTACTTTATCTCCAAATGTTTTATTAGTTAATGTTTGTGTTGCTGCTATACCTGCTAGTGTATCATCAACTGCAGGCATTACTAATGCTATATTACCAGAAAATGCAGAATGTGCAGGTGCTTTTAATGCAGCATAATGTGCATTACTTGATTCACAATACATTCTAAGTTCTGATTGTGAACCAGTATTTTTTAAATCAATAATACCACCACCAATACTTACTGTGCCACCTACAACAGTATTACCAGAAACAGAGACATCATCTTCAAATTCAGCTTTACCTGTTGCAAGAAATGTTCCTCCTACTGAAGCATTACCATTTACATCTAATGTACTACCTAAAGATACTGCTCCTGCTATTGTTACATGTCCACCTACATTTATATCTCCTGATACTGATACATCACCTTTAATAGTTACTGTAGAATTAAAATTTGCAGCACCATTAACACTAACTGTACTTTGTAAATGCGTAGCACCTACAACTGTAGTAGTACCACTTACATATAAATTACCACCTATAGTAGCATTTGAAACTGATATATTACCTTGAACAACAGCAGTAATATTACTTAGATTAGAACCATCTCCAAAAAATGCTGAAGCACATACTTTAGAACTTACATGAACATCTCCTTTGACTGTAACATTACCACCTAATGATACATTACCTGCTACATCAAGTGTTCCACCAATACTTGTATTTCCTGCTATAGTAGTTGTACCACCTATATTAACATTACCAGATACAGAAACATCATCCTCAAATTCAGCTTTACCTGTTATATTAGAAGTACCACCTATAGAAGTATTTCCTGCCACATCTAATGTACTTGCTAAAGATGTAGCACCTTTAATAGTTGCAGTAGAAGATACAAATAATGTACCACCAACTACAGCATTTGAAACTGATATATTACCTGTAATAGGTATACCTGTAATATTTGTACCATCACCATAAAATGCAGATGCACATACTTTAGAGCTAACATACACATCACCTTTTACAGTTACATTACCTCCAAGACTTACATTACCTGCAACATCTAATGTACCACCTACAGATGCATTACCTGAAACTCTAACAGCTCCTAAAAATCCTGCTGTACCTGATACAGTTGCTGTACTTAACATATTTACAGCACCACCTACAGATAAGGTAGATGCTAATGATGTTGCTCCTGCAACTGTTACAGTACCACCAAAGTTTGAATTACCACTAACTGATATATCATCATCAAAAGTTACTGCATCACCAAATGTTTTATTTGTTAATGTATCTGTTGTAGATGTACCAACTAATGTTGCTGCACTTGTTGGAAGTGTTATTGTTATATTACCACTAAAAGAACTATGTGGTGGAGCTTGTAAAGCTGCATAATGTGCATTAGAAGATTCACAATATAATTTTATATTAGATTGTGTACCTGTATTTTTAACTTGTATCTCACCACCAGATACCATAATATTACCACCAATAGTAACATTACCACCTACAGTTACATTATTAGTAACTATTAAACTAGATACAGATACATCACCAGTAAATACTAAACCTGTTAAATTAGAACCATCACCATGAAAAGCACTAGCACAAACTTTATTAGATATAGCTAAATTACCTGCTACAGAAGCATCACCTGATACTCCAAAGGTTTGTCCTACAAATAATGTACCATCTACTTGAACAGCACTTGTAGCTATCTTAACTGCTGTATTAGTTCCATCTCCTGTTTGAACATTTGTTAGTGTTCCTGATATACCTGTATTACCAGAGGTACTAACTTGTAATAATTTTTTATATGTTGAATTAATTAAATTATTGGTTAAATCACTCATACTGTACCCCACTTTCTAGTATCTGGTGTTGGAACATCATTCCATGTAACATTAGCATCTTCCCATTTAAGATTTCTACCAAAAATATCTGGTCTTGCATTTTGAACTATAGTGTCATCTCTTACATCAGCAGACCTATTTTGTGGATGATTTTTTAAATCATAATTACCTTCAAAACATTGAGGACATATTAACATCTCATAACTATTTAGTTTCATTACTCTCATATCATAAACAAATGAACATGAGTCACACATTGCTTTTGCTTTTGTACTTCTTCTAGACATTAAATATATCCTAATTTAGGTTTAAAATAAATGCTTGCTCTTTCTTTATCTTCTTCCATTGCTCTTTTTAATGTTTCTTCATAACTTGTTTTTAACATAGCTACTCTATCCATAGGTACACCTGCTCTTTTTTGTGAAAGATAATAAGCTAATCCATATGTTAAACAAGGTAAAAATCTTTTTGGTATATCTGCATTTTGTTCTGCAGATTTATTTACATCTTCTAATTGTCTTATTGCTTCTATTGTTAATATCTCTGAACTATTATCAGGTATAGGATATAAAAATATTGTAGGTTTATCTACATTTCTTTTTACAGCATATTGTGTTGGTCTACCTGTTTGTGATTTATTAGGCAACACATTATATTCTTCAAATGATATTCTTGTTAACTGTGTTTCTGTTGCAGCAGCACTTGCTCTAACTGTTATAATTAATGCATCATTTACTGAATTTTCTAAATCATAAGATGTAACACTTGTTGCTACTGTAACTGCTGTAGTAAATGTTGTCCATAATAAAACACCTCTATTTTGCCAATCATTTAATAATAAGTTTATAGACCTTCTAGCTGATTGTGGTGTATGACCAAGAGTTTGTTCACCACCTATCATTTCTGTAGCTTCTTGAATTACTTCATCTATATCTAGATTAAAATTATAAGTTCCTGAACTAGCCATATTTTTTATGCTTTTCCTTTAGTTGTTTTTTAGCAGCTTTTGCTAATCTTGATTGTTCTGGTTTACCACCAAACTTTGCTCTTTGTTCTAATACAGTTAGTATTTGTACTTTTCTAGCATAAGGTTTATTTATTCTTTTAACTTTAGCTATAGTTTTTTTTGCATCTGCTACAGTTGCATATTTAATTCTAACTGTATCTTTTGGATTCTCGTCTGTATATAATCTACGACCAGAACCTTTAGGCTTTTTTCCTGTTCCTACTTT